GTTCAGGATCAACTGATATGCCGCGGCTTGTACGGCTGGAGGAGCAGAGTTCAATTCATCCAAGAAGGTGGTTGCTTTGCTGTCTGCGTTAGTAGGCAATTCAGCTGGAGGAGCCCAAACCATTTTGCCTTCGTCGGCATTGTAATAAGGAATACCTTTAATGTCTGTAGGTTCCCACAAAGCTAGACGAACGTCGATAACCTCACGACCTGCGTCATCACCGATCTGCTTAACAAGATCGGACTTACCAATGCCTGGAGGGCCCCACAGGAACACTGGGCGGCGAACATTGATCGCCTTACGGATTGCCTTCTTGGACGCTTTTGGACCAACTTGGCGAACGGAAACATCGATTGCTTTTGCCATTTTTAAGACCTCGCTTTGTAAAACTGTTTAAACTATCTAATCTCTTAGTGTTAATAGTATAACACCAACCCTGCCTTTTGTCAACCGATGATTTTCACATAGTTGAGCTGTGTTGTTTTGTCGCCACGCTGTTGCTTGATCTTGCCCTTGATGCGGTGATCGCCTTCGATAGCACGTGGAAACCAGAAGTCCACGAAGCTGAGACCTGCACGGGCTGTGATCTTATGCTTGGAAAACTCTGGATTGTAACGCGAACGTATTACAGAGATATCTACGATGATATCATCACCTACAGCGCCCGGGAGAGGTTCTGACTGGTAGATCTCACGCTTCTCGTCTGTACGCATCTGATCAACTCGGGCCACGTTGGGCAAGCAGCTGACGATGGCGAAGTCTAACATATCGCGGCCTGTGAACTCTTCCTTTTGGGCGATCTTGAGCGCAGTAGACTCAAAGTCGTTGATCTTCCCAGTAAGAACCTTCATGGTGAATGTATTGAAGTAGGCACGGCACTTCTGCCCAAGCTCGATCTCGTCTGCTGTAGGCTGTGCATTCTCTCTGAGCCAGGTCTTGACTAGGATCTTGTTGGCTTCTTTGATCTTTTGGTTATAGTCGATACCGTGTGTAGCAGTTGCCGCGAACACAGGTTCCTTGCAGTAGCCACCGTTGATCTGATCAGCACGGACAGCTAGGCCCCAAACTTGATCTGCTGTAAATGTACTCATTGCGCTCCTAATTGCTTAGTATGTGTATATTATACGATCATTCCTTGCAGTTGTCAACCAAAAAGACTGGAGTGCCGGTCAAAAGAAAAGGTGTTGCTTTTACACAACACCTCAAAGAAAGTCCCCGGGAGCGAATCGGATCGTTATCTTTAGGAGCGACTCTTAGAGTGTAATGCCCATTGCCTTAGCCTTGTAGCCTAATGCTACGATCTCACGGCTTGGCTTGCCCAACTCGTATTCTGTAACGGTAACACCGTTGCCTGCTGTGCGTGTGTTCGCATAGACAGCATAACCATTCTGACGAATGCGGCTTGCTTCAGCAGCCAAGTTGCCTACACCAAAACGCTTGCTGGCTTCTGCTTGTGTAAGCTTCGCGCCGTTGTACAATGCGTTGAATACTTTGAATGTCTTGGTCTCTTTGTTAAAACGTTTCATGTCTGTGTTTTCCTTTTGTTTAGAGCTGATAATTTGTTCTTCAGCGTCCTTTAATATTACACGACTCTTTGCCATAGATCAACCTCTGCCTTACCGTTTTACAGAAACATTTGCTCGAAAGAAGGTCCCCAGCACGATCACAGCAGCCCACGTGGCCAACCCGAACTCAATGGCCAGCGCAGGGAACAATGTATTCAGTGCCCAAATTACCAGCCAAGGGCCGATAGCAATGAAGAACACAATAAGCACAAGGCCTACGATAATTTTAAATAGATCACGCATTTTCAATCTCCTCAATTTCTTGCTGACGTTTCAGTTCAGCGATTTCCTTATCAATTTCTTTCTCTTTACGCTTACCGTTCACACTAGTGCCCTTCTTGTAGACCACGTAGTAGTGCTCGGCGCAATAGTTCTTGCCAATGACCTTCTTGCAACCGCAATAGGGTGTAGGCTTGTTAAAGTAGTCCCAAGTCCGAGCATCGAACTCGGGTCCCAAATATTGGCACCCTTCTGACATTAGTGAGCCCCCTTCATGATAGTGACCTTAGCCATGTTCTGCCAGTTGTTTGGAAAGCTCTTGCGCAAATCTGCACACTTGAGCACAGTACGCAATGACAGTTCACGCATACTAGCACGATTCTCTTTGATGAAGTTAACCACTTCGTCCTTAGCAATCTCTTCGAGCTCGTAGCTATCCAACATGCCGTCCTTGACGATCTGCTCGATACGCAAGACCTTTTCGCGATCTGTATCCATACGCAGATCGATGTAGTGACAGCGTGATTCCAAAGCCGCCAAGTGTTCTTGCAGTTTCTTAGAACGAACGTTCTCGAACTTCAAGTTAGTGATAAAGATAGCACCGCCCTTGAATTCAAACTTGTCTGGCACTCCTTCTGAGCGTAGCAAACGGCTGTCAGTGTTCCAAGAGATAGTACGCTTCTTGCTAGAGTCCAAAGCGGCCTTCAAGATGTTAAGTGCAACATCGTCAAGCAAGATGCTGTCGCAGTCATCGAACACAAGAATGTTCTTTGCTTCACTGTACTTGTAGAGCTTAGTATACAAACCAATCGCAGACATTGCGCCTTTGACGATCTCATACTTGGGCTTACGCTGACCCAAAATGTCAAACATGTCGTCTTTGGCTAGTACTTCTTCAACGCCAAAGCTCTTACCCACGCCTGGAGGGCCTGTGACAATCATAGCACGAACATCACCACCTTTGACAGCTTTAGTCATCTCTTTAAGGATGTCAAAGCGCATACGAGTGCGTTCGATGATCTGCTCGTCTGTTTCGTGTGCTACAGCCTGATCTGGCACTTTGACTTGTGTAAAGTCTGTGACAACCGCGTCACCTTTTGCGGGCTTAGTCTTAAGCGCAGTGAGCATTGATACTCCTTCTGGGATTCGTTGTGCTTGTACAGTACCGGCAACCGCATAGTCGCCCTGCTTGCATTTGATACGGATATTGCGCTCTGGGAAGCCTGCTTGACTAGTACCGTCTACGGTAACATAGCCTTCGCCTGACTTTGCTACTTTGTAGTCTTCAACAAGATCAAAAGTAAGACCTGCAACGTTAGTAGGTTGACCTTTGATGTTGTACCAGCCCTCTGAGAATGTAATCTGCATAGTATTTCGCTCCTATGTTTGTTTGTGTAAGTCTCTATTATATTACCATTTGGGGCTGTTGTCAACCCCAAACAGTAATAACCCTAGTTACATTAGGGCTTCTTCGTCCTCGGCACTTTGGCGCAGTTCTTCAGCAATAGCCTCGCCCAAGAGCACGTAGGCTGCATCGTAGGCTTTGACGTACCAGTGACCGTCCTTGCGCAGGATGTATTCGTACTCCTCATGCTGGTGGTTAGCAGCATAGTCCTCGAAGTCCTTGAACATCTTTTGCGGGCAGTCCTCACCACGCTCTTTGTAGAATGTGCAGCTGCCTACGGTACGATCCAGGGAGCTCATGTCGCCATTGTCTAGCAGCTCGCGAACAATAAAGGGATCCTGATAGCTGTGGTACAGGATCTTGCCGTTGTTGTCCAAATAACCGTCCCAGTGACAGTAGATCTGACCTACTGTGCCGTCTGCGTACTCGAGTGCAATTGTGCTTCGTGTTGCCATGTTTCGCTCCTTGTTACTTACTATGACTCAATTATAACTTCAAACAGTCAACTTGTCAAGCCTTTTAGGCAACTATTTTCAAATTAAATTTAGCGTTCCAGCTGTCCAAAAACGCCTCGCCCACGTCTAAGCTCACGTAGCGATTGCCCTGCATACCCTGCTCAGAGTAGTCCACGTCTGCACCTACGAGGCCCTGATCAGCGAGGAACTCACGCAGCTCTGAGAGAAAGTTGCTGTCTGTGTAGATGAGACCGTCCTTTTCAACGTCCCAAAACTTAGTGTCAAAGTATACACGCAGCTCGCCGAAGTCGCCTTCGTCGCTGACATAGGCTACACGCATATCAGTGATCAGCACGGGCTTAGCCACGTTGCTCCAGTAGCCATCGCCTACAGTGCTAAAAATCGTTTGTTTCATCGCTCGCTCCTTTGTTGCTATGTCGTTATTATATGCTCAAACTGTCTCAGCGTCAACCACTTTGGATAAAGACCCTATAAGCCTGCGGGCTTCTTGCTTGGCCTCTTCCATAGCAGCATAGATGCAGTCCTCAGCAGTACCGTCCGTGAGCACATCTTTGGCATTCTCGTATAAGCAGCCGCCCAGGTAGTGTGAACCCAGCTCGTGACCGTCGAGCATAACACGTACACGCAGCATAAACCAGTCCAGATCATAGCTGTCGATCTTACGGCAAATCTCGTCAATGTCCGTGACACTGTCGTCAAAGCAGTCACGTGGGCTCAAGTCTTCGTAGCTCTTGTCCACAATGATCTCAAAGCCATCGCGCTGCATAGTTGCTATTTCATCGTAATAACGCATTATACCACCTCGTCAAGTTCTACGTCTACAGCGACGATCTGCATGTTAACGGCATCGCAGAGTGCGTACAATGCATTAGCTTCTGAGGGCAGTACTTTAGCCATCTTATGCGCAGCAGTGTAGAACGCTTCCGCAGCAGCTTCTAGCTCTGCATAGGCTGCATAAGCAGCTTGGGCTTCCTGTTTAGTCATCTTCGCTCCTTAACGTTACAATAGCTCTATTATACAACCAAAAGGCACTAGTGTCAACCAATGCCCTTTCAATCGCCTCGGGTATCTGTGTTCAGCGTAGGCTTCAGTACACGGCGCAGTTCTACTTCGCGCTTATGGGCCGCAGCCTTGCCGCGAACAACTTCGTGAACTAAGACTTCGATGTCTTCCTTAGAGTTCAACTTGCGCAGTGCTGAGCAAAGCAGCCAGTTCTTGTCCTCTTTCTTAGCGCGATAGAAGTGCTTGGCGGCACGTGCCAAAACGCTCTTATTAATAGTTGTCTCAGTCTTAGCTGTGACACCAATGTAGTTGCCGTCCGCGACACGCAGTTCATAGATGATATGATTGCGATCGGTGCGCTTTTTACGAGTGGTAGTTGTCTGTGTCATAGCTCTATTATACGACATTTTGGCTAACATGTCAACCAAAAAGAAAGACCCTATACCCGAGTAGAGTATAGAGTCTTTTGCTGCTAGCTGCTGCTGACCTCCACGCCTGCGGCCGCTAGCTGAACATGGTGGGCCCTCCGTGAGTCGAACACGGCACCAATGGATTATGAGTCCACTGCTCTAACCAACATGAGCTAAGGGCCCTGTAGGGTGCTGCTGTAGCTGCTGCTGGCATTACCTTGGGGGGCGCAGCATCACACTACTACAACAGCAAACTGGCCTGCCCAGAGAGGTTCGAACTCCCGACCCACGCCTTAGAAGGGCGTTGCTCTATCCAGCTGAGCTATGGGCAGATTAAGTGGTGCGACTGACCAGAATCGAACTGGTATGCATTGCTGCGAGGGATTTTAAGTCCCTTGTGTCTACCTATTTCACCACAGTCGCGATATTTGTTACTAGTTATTGCTCTCCTGATCTTGCTGCTGCTGTGATCCTTGTAAGATGAATTTGTGTACTTCTTCCATACGCTGCTGTAGAACCTCGGGCGCTGCACGTTCTAGCTGCTTGAGATCCCAGGGTGTAGGATAGTGTCTAAGCA